TAAACCTATTGCAAGGGGAGGCAACCGAGAGAACGGAAACCAACCAAACGGAAAGCAATCTATTTGATAGCATTGATTTTAATTCTTTATTTCAAAAGAAAATAAATTAATTCAACCACTTCAAAATGTTTTTGGTCAAAACTTTTTTAAAATTCCCCCCCATCTTATCCGAACGAAGTGAAGGATAAGATAATAAGATGTGCGAAGCACATTATTCAAACGAATAGTACAGCAAAAAAAATAGGTAGGGGGTATACCCCACTTTTTTAGTTTTTTCTTTATAATATATAGATGTTAGCTATTGGATTTTATTTTTTCTAGACCCCTCCCCCTTTGTTTTTTTTTAAGCCATTGTAAAATTTGCGAAAACTATTTTTTTTTGACGAATATTGTGGTATACAGAGTGCATAATTTGCGTATTTCTCGCAAAAAATTCAACTTACAAGGACAACAGCCCAGTATTCGCACATATTTTTAAAAATATGGTGTGGTTTTAGGTGTGAGGGCTACCTAAAACAGGGTACAGGGTGGGATTTTTTCTATTATGACTAAAGACACACAAATACCTAACAAGGTCAGAATTGCTTATACTGATGTCGGCATAGATTTTGTGGATGCAAGTTTTACAGAATCGAATACGGACTGTTATGGGCAATACATTCAACGAAAAAATAAAATTGAAATACAAAAAGAATTGCTTCAACCAGAAAAAGTTGATGATCTAATAAACACACTACTCCATGAGATCTGCCATTCGGCAGTATACTACTCAGGGCTTAACGCTCCTGGTGGACCACTCGACAAAGAAGATAACGAGGAGCTTGTAGTAAATAATTTAACAAACACTTGGCATACAATTTTAAAGGAAAACAAATGGCTGATCTCATTACTAGCGAAAAAGATTTAATGGAGTTAGACGAGAGTAGCTCTTATTTTATTTTCGAAAAAGAAGGCGACTACACGAGTGATGTTTTATATTTTAAAGATCCTGATGCACTAATTATGTTTCTGCTTGAAGAGATCCAACACTACGGAACTAAAGAAGCTACCCTCAGAACATCAACACACTTATATGAGGTAAAGAAGAAACAAAATGGCAAGTACTTACACTAGTAATATAAATTTAGAAAAACCAGCAACTGGTGACCAGGTAGATTCTTGGGGACCAACAGTCAATACCAACATGGACACTATTGACACTAACATCGCAAATAAACTTCCACTCGCTGGTGGAGCTATGACAGGGCCTATTACTACTAACTCAACTTTTGACGGAGTAGACATAGCAACACGAGATGCAGTATTAACAACTACGACCACTACAGCAAACGCAGCTTTACCAAAAGCTGGTGGAACAATGACTGGTAACATTGTGATGTCTGGAACTGAAACTGTTGATGGAGTAGATATATCGGCAAGAGATGCAATTTTAACATCCACAACAACAACTGCAAACGATGCACTACCTAAAGCTGGTGGCACGATGACTGGTGATTTAATACTCGGTGATAATGTTAAGGTAGAAGTTGGTTCGGCTAGTGGTGGTGATATAGAAATTTACCATGATGGTTCTAACTCACAAATTGTTAATAATACTGGAGCATTAAATATTAGAGGTGATAGTGTTTATATTAGTTCACAAGATAATAGTGAAAGTCTTGCACAGTTTATAAAAGATGGAGCAGTAAAACTATATCACGATAATACAAAAATTGTTGAAACTTCTGCAAACGGACTAGAAATCCCTGACAACCTTGAGATAAGACTTGGTGATAGTGGTGATTTAAAAATATTCCATGAAGATACAAATAACCATAGTGTTATTAAAGAAGATGGCGGAGGTCATTTAAAGCTACAAGCAGAAAATCTTTTGTTAATGAACGCAGCAGCAACAGAAACTTATATTGAATGTGTTCATAATGCAGATGTTCAGCTTTATTACGATAATACTAAAATGGCATCTACTGTTTCTGAAGGTTTTAGAGTTGAGGCGGATAAAAGATTAGAAATTGGAAATGGAACTAACTGGTCTGGTGAACAAGCTGGTAAAATAGAAAACCATTCTGACAGTATGTATCTTCAATATACTACTAGCTTTATTACAAGAAATCCAAGTGGTACTAATACTTTTAGTGTTGATAGTTCTGGTAATGGGGCATTTTCTGGCAATGTACAGGCCTATTCAGACAGCCGTCTAAAAGAAGATGTTAAGACAATCGACAATGCCTTAGATAAAGTTTCAAAATTAAGAGGTGTTGAGTACACAAGAAAAGAAACTAAAGAAAAAGAAATTGGAGTTATTGCCCAAGAGGTAAAAGAAATTGTACCTGAGTTGGTAACTGTAGAAAACTTAAAATCAGACATAAACCCAGATGCTTTAGAAGATATGCATACTATGAAGTATGGCAATACAGTTGGTTTACTCATTGAGGCAATCAAAGATTTAAAAGCAGAAGTAGACGAATTAAAAGAAAAAAAATGTAAATGTGAGGAAAAAAAATAATGGCTCTTCAGTCATCAGGGGCAATCACTTTAGCCCAAGTTCAAAGTGAGTTCGGCGGCTCAAATCCTATTAATATTAACGAGTATTACCGGGGAGGAAGTTATGTCCCCAACTCATCAGCCAATAGTGGTATCCCAACTAGCGGTGCTATTGATATGGCAGATTTTTATGGTGGTACTGCTTTATCTGCCGATAATAATTTTAGTTTTACAATGCAAAGTTATACAACTGGGAGTGGGAAACTTGCTTTTAATCATTATGGTGCGAACGGCAGCGTGTCAGATAGTTCTATAGTTACCAACAATCTAAATTCTTATACAATTTCGGATATGTCAAAAATTCAAGGGGTTGCTTTTACTTATATAGTCACTTTTGCTGGTACTGCAAATGGTTACAATGCTTATACCACAGGTGGTATTAGAGGTATAAATATTAATGGCACAGTTATGACATTTAATGCCCCCTCAACAGGGCAAACAAATTTAGCACTACCCGCAACAAGCCCTGGCGGTTCTTTTGGTGATTGGGCTACTATCCAGGATGCTCATGGTTCCGGGAATGTAGGCAGTTCAGTTACCCTTACATTTACTTATTAAAATGAAATGGAATATAAATACAAAATCAATACAGAAGTTTTCTTAGAAGATGGTGGTCTTCATATTGTAGATGGTAAAGAAGAAATAGAAGACCTAATGATTACCTATTGGACACCTTTAAATTTTGAAGGTGAAACTTTTAATTTTTTATTAAGAGATAATCATGTTGCCTGGGTTCCAATGCACAATGATTTTTTTAAAACTGTTGAAAGAGCATGGATTGATAAATTAAATTTTGATGAACAATACTTTTTTGAAGAGCTTTCAAGAGTTACTGAAAACAACGATACCATTGTAACAAACAACATAGTTAAATTAGATATAGGATCACACCAAGAAATTGACACAAGTAATATTATTAACAAACATGACGAACCTGATACAGAAGTAGGAAGCCTATAAAATGCGATATGATTTTAATAATATAAAAAAACATTATTTTAATAATTCAGAAATCACTATTAATTCTGGGAAGAAATATGATCTCATCAAAAGAATTAATATGGTCAATAATGTTAAAGGAAACAATCTAGTTTACGACACAGAAAGTTCTAAGGTCTTTGAAAGACCAAATAATCTTATTTTAATCAAAGGCTCTGTTGAATATAGACAATACTGGGATAATGATGGTGATATTGAAGCGGCCGACATTGAAAGATATAAAAATTTATCGGCTGGTGATAAAATTAGAAATGGTACTTATGAGCAAACCGATACATCTACCGCTATAACGGATAAAGAACTTATTACAAAATATACTTTTGGATGTGATTATGATGAATTTCATTCAAAAGCTAATGTATGGACTCTAGCAACAAAGACAAGTATTCAAGCTAAAGAAGACGATACAAGAATATTTTGTTTTATATCTGATAAATCTTACGACTTAAAAATTATTGACATTGATGTTGGACAAACAAAAACAATAAATAAATCTGACGGAACTAATTATATTTTCTTTTCTACTAATTGTTCGGTAGGAGAAGTAAATATTCCTGAAAATGATTTAAAACAACTAACAAGCAGCTCTCTTGCTATAAAAAACGAAAGCGACAGACCTGCAAGAATAATTAAGGTGGTTTACTAATATGTGGAACCCAATAAAAATAACTAAAGCATTAAATGACATTGTAAACTTTTATACTGTTGATTACGACCACCAAAGTGAAGAAGAAAAGTTAGGTGTTCCTGTCACTACTCTTTATCGGCAAATGCAGTTTCCGTTTGGTCTTATGATGATGAATAAAGCTACTCAAACAACTTTAGGTCAAGATGTTGTGTGGGGTCGTAAACATAATGATAAAGAATATGTTGAGAATAAAGTTTTACCAATATTAATGGACAAAGAATATTTATCTTCATTACCTGAAGGAACAGTAGGAAGAGAATATTATAATATTGTTGCAAACTTCGGAATTGAAACTCTTTACAATCAAAGATTCAAAGATGAAGAAGTCAAATCTCGTCTTGATGTTGTAAGAACAAACTTATCTCGTCATACAGTAGTTTCTCACGATATTTTACATACGCTTTTTAAATATAATACTCATGCTCTAGGCGAAGCATTAATCCAAGAAGTCACAGGGGAACTTTTAAACTATAAACCTTCTAAAATAATTGGGTTCTTTATTCTCTTGGCGGTTGCACGAACAACTAAAGATAAAGATATTTGGAAAGTCTATAAAGAATGCAAAGAGGTTCTTCAAAAATGTAAAAAAGAAATTGGTTATCGTAGCCCATTAGAATTTCTTGAAAGTGATTTAGAAGAAGTTAGAAAAAAATTTAATATTGGAGAAGTACCGCTTTATGAGGCATTTGAAAAAAAATATCATAATTATTTTAGTCCTGACTCTTGTCAGCATATAGAAAAATATACTCACAATTCAGTTTGGGATAAAAATCAAATTCATTCTGAAGAAAATCAAAAAGGTAAAATAGAACAAATATGAAATGGAACTGGCCCTTACTTAGAAAATTACAAAGTTTTTATTCTAAGCACGGATTAATAAAAACAATATTGTTTGTAATCTTTATTTTTTTAGGAACAAAATTAATTATTGTTAATTCTCTTATTTACATTGCTAATTCATTATTTGGTTTTGGTTGGGAGTACGCTCCGCTTCTAAAACTAATTAATGTTGATCTAGGAACAATCGTACCTGGTTTATACCTAGGATATTAATCGTGCTCTTAAAAGACAATGCCCTTAATTTAAATTACGATTTAACCGAAACTGATAGTTATAAAACTATGCCAAATTATAATTATTGGCGTGGTTGGTGGAATGAGGAAGCACGGAATCCTGTTGAATCTGTTATTCAACTATTATGGGAAGAATACATTAACCCTAACGACTACCCCCATGGCGGTTTTGAATATTGGTCTAGAGTTTTAACTCCTGGTGGATTTTTAGAATGGCATCAAGACACAGGCGAATATAATTATTTTAATGAAAATTATTGGATTTCAGAAAAAAGTTTATTGTATTACCCAAAAGTTTCCAATGATTGTATTGGTGGTTTTTTAGAAATAGCTCCTTATAAAACAAGGTCAACTTTAGATAAATCTCAAGAAGCAGCAAGGTGTGTCGATAATAACGAGATTGAAAGAATTAGAGCCGTGCAAAATAGAATGGTTCTTTTTGATTCTGCACAACTTCATAGAATATCAAATGTTTATAAAGGCGAACGATATAATTTAGCAACTGCCTTATGGAAAGAAACACCAGATTTTTTTGCTGAATGTGAAAATTGGAATGTTGGAGGGCAGTCAGAAAAACTACAACTAGACTTACAAAAAGTTGAATGGAAAGACAAATATACGCCCTATGACAGAAGAAGAAATTAAAGCCATCGAAAGATACCTCGAAAATAAAGGTGAACAAGATAATTTTTATAAATTAGTAGAAAAGTTAAAAGATGCATCCCTTGAGGACACTTTGGCAATTTATAATACACTTAAAGAAAAGAAAGTGCGGCCTCAAGTGTGGGCAGCTCTCGGTCTAGTCGACCGATTTTTTCTTTTGGCTTTTATATTAGGAAGAAAAGATTTAGTTCATCCATGGTTATTTGAAAGATGTCGTGAAGTCGAACGGAATCCAGATAACCATTTAGATCTTTGGGCAAGAGGTCATTACAAAAGTACAATTATTACTTACGCTGGAGCAATCCAAATAGTTTTGATCAACCCAGAAATAACAATTGGAATATTCTCACACACAAGACCAATTGCAAAATCTTTTTTAAGACAAATAAAAAGAGAACTTGAAGGTAGTGAAAAATTAAAACAACTCTACCCTGATGTTTGTTGGAACAATGAGAAGCGTGAAGCTCCTAAATGGTCTGAGGATGATGGTATTGTTGTTAGAAGAAAATCAAACCCTAAAGAAGCAACAGTTGAAGCATGGGGATTGGTTGATGGTCAGCCAACTGGTCGTCACTTTCAATTAAGAATTTATGATGATGTTGTAACACGAGAAAGTGTAACAACACCAGACATGGTAAAGAAGACAACCGAAGCGTGGGAGCTTTCGGATAACTTAGGTATAGGCGACAAGTCTAGAGTTTGGACGATAGGTACTCGTTATCATTTAGCGGACACTTATCATTTTATGTTAGAGCGAGGAGTCTTTAAAGAACGAATTTATCCAGCGACTGATAATGGAAAGTTGGAAGGTGTTCCAGTTTTTTTATCCCCAGAGGAATGGGAAAGAAAAAAGAAAACACAACCAACAACTGTATCTGCACAAATGTTGCAGAATCCAGCCGCAGGGAATGAATCAATGTTTGATATTGATTGGTTAAGAACTTATGAAATCAGACCAACAACATTAAATGTTTATATTATGTGTGATCCTAGTAAAGGTTCATCAAATCGATCCGACAATACTGCTTTTGCAGTTATAGGTGTTGATGCTCAGAACAATAAATATTTATTGGATGGGTTCAGACATCGTATGAATTTATCGGAACGATGGACAAATTTAAAAAATTTAAGAGCAAGGTGGATTAGAAGTCCAGGAGTTGTTTCCGTACATTGTGGTTATGAACGCTATGGTATGCAATCTGACATCGAACATTTTCAACAAATGATGAAAATGGACAACAATTACTTTGAGATTAAAGAACTTGCCTGGCCACGATCTGGAGGAGGATCGAAACAAGATAGGGTCGAAAGGCTTATTCCAGACATGTTGGATGGTCGTTTTTTTCTTCCAATTGTTGTATGGCATGAAGCATACAAAAGATCACTTTGGAAAACAAAAAACGGAACAGTTCAATACACATCAATTGATACAAAGCATGATGAGAGTGTAAAGGAAAAGAGGAAGGGAAAAACTTTCGAACTCGCTGAACCAATCAAAAGAGTTAACGAGGAAAAGAAAGTTTATGACCTTACGAGAGATTTTATCGAAGAGTGTGTTTACTTCCCGTATGGCGTACACGATGATCTTGTTGATTGTGTCAGTAGGATTTACGACATGGATATTAGCCCACCAAAATTTTACAAAACAGCGTATCTGGAACCAGATGCATTTTTCGACAGTTAAGGAGTGCGAAACTATAATGTGCACAGGCAACAATGATAATCAAGGCGGAAATCCACATGGGAATAACAACGCCAATACATCACAAGGGACTACTGGGTTTAGTGCAGAAACATTTGGAAAGTTTTCACCAGAAACGGCAGCTAAGTTTCAAGGACAAGGATTTAATCAAGCTACAGGGGATAACTCTGCAACTATAAACGCACAAGCGAATGCGACTTACGATGCTGGAAGTCAGATAGCTGCACAAAATCAAAGAGAGAACCAAGCAAGGCAACAAGCGTGGGCTGATAGTGGTGGTTATTTA